TAACTTCTCGGCTAACACTTTTAAAATCGCCCTATATCAGGGGTCTGCCAGCATTAGTAACTCCACGACCGCATATACGTCTACAGGAGAAGCCAATGGAACTGGCTATACGGCTGGTGGAAATACCTTAACCGTAACCCAAACCCCTACCAACACGGGTAACGTGGCGTTCATTTCTTTTGCCAATACTTCGTGGAGTTCGTCTACAATTAGCGCTGCGGGAGCTTTGATTTATAATAGTTCCTTTAATAATGCGTCAGTTGCTGTATTGAACTTTGGTAGTACGATCACCACAAATGATCAAACCTTTAACATTTATTTTCCAGCGGATCTTGCAAACTCCGCTATTATTCGCATAAGTTAGGAGTTTTTATGAGCAATGAAATTGCAAAATTTGGTGATACTGTAGGTGCTACTGCAGAACTAGGCGGAGGCTCTGTTGAGTCTGTAGGCTTAGCTGGCGTATACACTTTCACTTGTATCGGTTCCGATGGTACAGAAAAGTGGTCAGATGTTATTGAGAACTTGACTACTAACGTTGGTCGTCAAAGTTTATTGAACGCATACTTCGCTAACACAGGCGGTGGTTCTGTTGTTATGGGTCTAGGTGGTGCTAACGCTAGCAACACATTTACTCCAGCTTACACAGACACTCAAGCTAGCCACGTTGGTTGGTATGAAGTTGGTGGATCTAACGCTCCTACATACTCTGGAACACGCAAGACTCCAGTATTTAGTTCTGCTACTTCTGCTAACCCATCAGTATTAACTACTTCTGCTGCTGTCGTATTTAGCATGACAAGTTCAGGAACTGTTTATGGTGCGTTTATCAATATTGGCGGGTCTTCTACTATTGATTCTACTACTGGTACTCTATTCAGTATCGGCGCGTTCACGGCGGGATCGAAGACAGTAACAAGCGGAGACACCATAAATGTGACTTACACGCTGTCAGCCGCTGGTTAATTAGGGCTTAACAGCCCTATTTTAGGCGGTTACACGTGTTCTATACATACGCTCACTACACTCCTGAAGGTCGCCTTTTCTACATTGGAAAAGGTAACGGAAGACGTGCGCATAGTCATCGTGGAAGAAATATATATTGGCGCAGGGTTGTTGAAAAACATGGCAATCCTGATGTTCAAATATTAGCAAACTGGAAGACTGAAGCAGAAGCGTTTGACCATGAAATACTGTTGATCAAATGCTTTAAAGATCTTGGTCATAAGCTTACCAATTTGTCTGACGGTGGAGAAGGTCCATCTGGCATGAAGCATACTGAAGCTAGAAAAAAACAAGTTAGTGAATTCTTTAAAGGTTCTGCTTTTAATACTGGAAACATTAACGCACGTAAGTACAAATGGATTGGTACACACATTAACAGTGGCGAACTAATTGCTTTTGATGGGTCAAATGCCTTAGTTGAGGCTGGTTTTCAGCATGCAAATGTTATAAAATGCATCAACGGCACCAGACAGTCTCACAAAGGCTATATATGGCGCAGAGAACTGCTGGAGACTAAACAATGCCATTAGTGTTAAAAGACCGTGTATTAGAGACGGCGAGTAGCCCCGGTACTGGTACTGTTGTATTGCTCGGCGCAACAACTGGATACCAAACATTTGCAAATGGTGTTGGGAACGGCAACACGACCTACTACACCATCGCTACAGTTGGCGGTGCTGAGTGGGAAGTTGGTATTGGTACTTACTACAGCGCTAATAATTCTGTGGTGCGTAACACCGTCATATCCTCTAGCAATGCTGGCAACTTAACCAACTTTAGCTCTGGCACTCAAAGCGTATTTGTTACTTATCCTGCGGAAGAAGCCGTTTATTTAGACGCTAGCGGCAACGTATCCGCTTTAGGCAATATTACTTTAGGTACATGGAACGCTAATACAATTGGCGTAGCTTACGGCGGTACTGGAGTTACTGCCTCTAGCGGTGCTAATAGCGTTGTACTACGTGATGCAAACGTTAACATCCAGTTTAATAACTCTCTGCCCGGCTTTACTGCAACTACATCTGCAGGCACAACCACTACATTAACCGCCGCATCTACTTATTATCAGCGTTTAACTGGTACTTTAGATCAAACATTCCAACTGCCAACCGCATCTACTTTAGTTGCTGGCGCTTCGTTCGTATTTAATAATGACTCTACCGGCAACTTAACCGTTAATGATGCATCCTCTGGTTTAATAGATTTAATACCGGGTGGTGGTATTGATGTTATTACACTACTAGCAAATAGCTCAACTGCTGGTACTTGGAGTAAACACGCATACCTTCCAGCGTCTGTAAACTGGGGTACAACAACCGCCAACTTTGGTGGCTCTACCATTTCCAATTCAACATGGAATGGATCTACAATTGCTACTGGTTATGGTGGAACAGGACTCACAACCTTTACTTCTGGCGGTGCAGTATATGCAACATCTACTAGCGCACTAACGACTGGAACATTACCAGTAACTGCTGGTGGTACAGGCTTAACGACATTAACTGCTGGTCGCATTCCTTACGGCGCTGGCGCAAATGCTTTAGCTTCTTCAGCAAATTTGACGTTTTTAAACAACACTGTAAGTTCTGTTTACTTTAATGCTACTGCAGATGTAACCGCTAACGTAGCTTATGGCGCATTTAATAACGGCAATTTAGGTTACTCAGATACAGGTATTCTTGGATCGTTTATTACCAGCCAAAACGGTTATGGTCAGTTCATTATTCAAAATACAAGCAGTGGAAATTCCGCTTCTGCCGATTACGTGGTCAGCAATGATCTGGGAACTAAGAGTTCTTACTACGGTAACTTTGGTATAAATGGATCTACCTTTGCTGGTTCTGGAAGCTTCAATCTACCAAATGCGGTATATGTTTATTCCGTAAGCGGAGAATTGGTTCTAGGCACTACTACAAATAACGGTGTTCGCATTGTTACCAATAGCAGTAATACCGACGCTATAACCATCAATTCAACCAACGCCGTAGCGTTTAACGGAAACTTTGGTACTAATACCTTTCTGTTGCAGTCTACTGGTAATGCTACTGCCCCTATTTGGCAGTCTCCAGCTAACATTTCTGCGGGTTCTGTTGTCAGCACATTAACCTTTACTAGCGCTGGAAACGGTGCAGCATCGGGCGTAAGCTTTAACGGTAGTGCAGCTCAAGTGGTGTCTTCCAATACAATCCTGCCAGCCCAAGCTGGAAATGCAAATAAATACTTAACTACAGACGGCGCAAACGTATTATCTTGGTCAACAGTTGATGCAGCGTTAACTTCTGGTAATAGTTCAATTATTATCAATAACGTAAATATTACGTCAAATGCTACAGTGGCTGCAGGACAGAATGGCTTTACAGTTGGTCCAGTCTATACAGCCAATGGCGTATCTACGACAATTGCCAGCGGTCAGAAATGGGTGGTTATTTAAATGAGCGTTATAAGTGCAAGCAATACTCTATCGACTTCAGTTGTCATAAGAGGTGATACTACAGGCAATCTAGTTTTTACAACTGGAGGAGCCAACACAACCGCATTAACTCTGGACTCATCACAAAACGCAACTTTTGCTGGTAAGGTTGCCTCTGCTGGCGCACTTACTTTAGCAAGCAACGGATCTACTACAGCAGTTACGATTGGCACAAGTCAGACTACTGCATTTAGTAGCACCATTATTGAAACGGCTAATGCTACTGCTACTGGCATGAGTGCTAATACAACTTTTGATGTTATTACAAATCCTATTTTGTATTTGACAGCTAATGCTACTGCAAACACTACAATCAATTTCCGAGGAAATTCTGTTGTTACCATGAACTCATTGATGGCGAATAACCAATCTTTGAGCGTAGTTCTTATGAACACCAACGGCGCAACAGCTTATTTACCAACAGTATTCCAAGTAGATGGATCTGCGGTTACTCCAAAATGGCAGGGCGGAACTGCTCCCACTAGCGGTAACACATTATCTGTAGACATTTATGCTTTTACATTTTTAAAGACTGCGAACGCAACTTATACCGTATTAGCCTCACAAACACAGTTTAAATAACATGCCATTCTTAGCAGCCCGTGCCGAAGCTACAAAAGCCTTTGGATTTACCACTGGTGGAGCGACAAGTTATATTAACCAAATCATTACCTATTCGATAGGTTCTGGTGGCGCTTCAACTAGCGGTGCTTCAAGCGGAAACTCTGGCGGAGCTACAACTGCCACATTTAGATTGACAACCATTACTGGAAACGGTGGTGGAGGTGGATCATTCAACGGTGGTGGTGGAGGCGGTGGAACCTATTCTGGTGGAGACGGTGGCTCTAATGGCGGATCAGGCGCTGGCGCTGGCGGAGATGCTGGCGGTGGTGGCGGTGGTGCTTTGGGTGCTGCAAACGGCGGTGGTGGCGGTCAAGGCGGTGGTAGTGGAGCCAATAGTTCAGATGTTAGCGGTCTTTCTACAGCGGTTACAAACGCTGGATACTCATATTCGGGTGCTGGTGGCGGTGGAACTTCTGGCAATTCTCCTTGTAACGCAGGCGGTGGTGGCGCTTCTGGATTCGGTTGCGGTGGAGGCGGAGCCGGCTGGTATGGCGGTAACGGTGGAGGCGGTAATTTAGGTGGTGGTGGTGGTGGAGCCGCTGGCTATCAATGTACGCAATCAGGCGGAGGTGGTGGAAATGGCTCCATTGTTCTACAATTGACTACTGCGGCTGGTGCAAACACTTATGTTGTTTTAACCAGCGGAACTTCTTATACCATTGCTGTAGCCGCAAGAACTGTAAAAATATGGTCTGTTGGTGGTGGTGGATCAGGAGGCGCTGCAAATGCTAATGACGGCGTTTCTTCTGGTGGCGGCGGCGCTGGTGGTGTAGCATATAAAACTTGGACTTTTGGAACGAATTAATTAGGAGTAAATAATGCCTTATTTTGCAAAATGCGTACAAACCGCAAATTCTTCAGCGATGCTGGTGACAGAAGTTATTTCTGCTGACCAATCGTTTACAGAAACTCAGCCCGGATTTTGGGTTCAGACCTCATACAATACATACGGAAACGTGCATTACGCACCATCTCCTCCCGCAGAACCCGGAACTCCTGATGGCGGTGTAGCGGTGCGTGGTAACTACGCTGGTATCGGTTTTACATACGATATTCCAAACGATGTGTTCTATGCACCTCAACCTTATCCATCATGGATTTTAAATATCTCTACATGGCTTTGGGAAGCACCAGTACCATATCCAACAGATGGCGGTAATTATGTTTGGAACGAAGAGTTACAGGCTTGGGTTCCAGTTTAAGGATTTATTATGGCGCTGATATTAACAGGCAATTCTTCTAATTTAACTATTGACAGCTCTAGCGGAATTACATTTCCTGATACATCTGTAATCATTAGCAATCAAGCGCCAAATGTAACTGTAATCACAAGTGGATCTGGAACTTACACAACACCTACAAATGCTAAGTGGTTAGAGTTAAAAATGGTTGGTGGCGGTGGTGGTGGTGGTAGTACTGGCGCAACAGCAAATGCTGGCGGCAATGGGAACATTTCAACTTTTGGAACATCTCAAGCAAATGGTGGATTTGGCGCACCTAATGGAGGTGCTGGCAGCGGCGGCGGTAATGGTGGAACTGGTACTGTAGGCTCTGGTATGGCGGGATATGTTTTTGTTGGACAATCTGGCGCTCCTGCTATGGGCGCTACCAACGGAAGTTATGCAATGGGCGGCACTGGCGGTGGCTCAATGCTTGGCGGCGGCGCAACACCGGGCAATGGTAGTGGTGGAAACTCTACTGCAGCTAACGCAAATACTGGTGGCGGTGGCTCAGGAGCTAATAATGCTGGTAATAATAGTTATGGCTCTAGTGCCGCTGGAGGTGGTGCTGGCGGTATATATGCCATTATTGCTTCTCCAGCATCCACATATTCTTATGCAGTAGGAACTGGTGGTACTGGTGCAAGCGGAACTTATGCTGGCGGTAATGGTGGGTCTGGCTTAATTATAGTCACAGCTTATTTCTAAGACATGTCATCCATAAATGCGCAAGCTGGAAACTCTTCTACCTTTTCTGCAATTGTTACAAGCGCAGACAATACTTCCACGCTCGCATTTCAAACAAATGGGTCCAATGCAATAGTTATTGGTTCCGACCAAAACGCTAACTGCACATCTACTGGCGCTTTAATTTTACCAAGCGGTGGTATTGCCCAACGACCAGTAAGCCCTACGAATGGAATGCTTAGATATAACACTGGTTATCAAAATATTGAAACTTATGTAAATAACAGTTGGTTCAGTGTAACTTCAATTTTAACGCCAGTAAATGCTGTTGCGCCTGTGGTTTCTGGAACACCAGCAATTAACTCTACTTTATCTACTACAAACGGTACATGGTCAAATACTCCAACTGGATACTACTATCAATGGCTAGCCAATTCCGTTGCTATTTCTTCTAATGCTACCGCAAATACATTTGTACTAACGGCAACTCAGGTTGGCGCAAACATCTCATGCAATGTAACCGCATATAACTCTTACGGTAACTCTGCTTCTGCAGCTACATCAAACTCTGTTGGCCCAGTATTGGCAACTTATAGTATGAGCTATTTGGTAGTGGCAGGCGGAGGCGGAGGTGGTTATGGAACAGGTGGCGGCGGCGGTGCTGGTGGATTATTAACATCATCTGTAACGGTTACCCCTGCGGTCGTCTTTACAGCAACAATTGGTGGCGGTGGCGGAAGCACTGGCGCTGGAACAAACTCTACTTTAGTAGGAACAGGACTTTCAGTTACAGCTAACGGTGGTGGTAACGGAGCTGGATCTTACAACAATGGCGGATCAGGCGGTTCAGGTGGCGGTGGTGGTAATGCTTACTATGGCGGCGGTGGAGCTGGTGCTGGAACAGGCGGTCAAGGTAGCAACGGTGGTTCTGGAGCTGGCGGAGGCGGTAGCTCTGCAGGCGGTGGCGGAGGTGGTGGTGGAGCTGGGGCTACTGGTAGCAATGGTGCTGGAAACGCATTCCCAAATGGAGGAGCTGGAGGCAACGGGTTAGCTTCTAGTATTACTGGATCTTCTGTTTACTATGCTGGTGGCGGAGGCGGTGGTCCCGGTCTAAACGGCGATTCTATTGATGCTGGCGGTGGTGGTGGTGGCCTTGGTGGAGGTGCCAATGGAGCAAACAATTACAGCAACGGTAATAATGCATCAGCTAACACAGGTGGTGGAGGCGGTGGTGGCGGTGGTGGTGGTGTAAATGGTGGATCTGGTGGTTCTGGCGTGGTAATTCTTTCCGTGCCAACAGCTAGATATACTGGAACCACTACAGGTAGCCCAACAGTAACCACATCAGGATCTAACACAATTATTAAATTTACATCTAGCGGAACATATACAGCATGACGACATTTATCAACGCAAATGCTAGCGGGTTAGTGCAAACCGTTGACGCCTCTGGAATACTTGCACTACAAACCAATGGAACAAGTGCCGTTATTATTGGTACAGATCAAAATGCGAACTTTGCATCTACAGGAGCAATTACTGTTCCTGTTGGTACAACAGCCCAAAGACCTACTGGTGTAAACGGCATGATTAGATATAACTCTGATAATGGCTATGGATTAGAGGGTTATGTTGGTGGTAGCTGGGTAACTATTAAACAATCTTCGTACGCGATCTCTTACCTTATTGTTGCAGGCGGCGGCGGAGGTGGCTGGAATACTTCAGGAGGAGGAGGTGGCGGTGGATTAGTCACTGGCAGTTCGTACATGAGTATTGGAACAACCTACACTGTTACTGTTGGTAATGGTGGCGCAGGTGGAACTTCTGGAACATTAGTTGGTACAAACGGCGGTAATTCTTCTATTACTGGATTAACTACCGCAATTGGTGGTGGTGGCGGTGGTTCATACTCTAGCAATACTGGTAGAGATGGTGGCTCTGGCGGAGGTGCTGGTGGTGGCGGAACTGCAAACGGAGGAAATCCAACTACTTCTCAAGGTTATGCTGGCGGTAATTCTACTGGTGGTTCTGCTGGAGGCGGTGGTGGCGGTGGAGCAGCACAAGCTGGTTTTAATGGGACAAATACTTTTATTGGCGGTAACGGTGGAAACGGCGCGGTTTCAACAATCACAGGCTCATCTGTAACCTACGCCGGTGGCGGTGGCGGCGGTAACGGTAATACAGGAAGCAATTCTTCTGGCGGAGCAGGCGGAGGTGGTGCTGGTGGAGCTACTGGAAGTGGTACTGCTGGTACAACTAACACAGGTGGTGGAGGTGGTGGATCTACCGGAGGTGGAAGTGCAGGATCATTTACTGGTGGTAATGGCGGCTCTGGTGTAGTGGTTATTTCAGTTCCTACAACAAACTACTCTGGTACAACTACTGGAAGTCCTACCGTAACTACTTCTGGATCTAACACCATTTTGAAATTTACTTCTAGCGGTAGTTACACAGCTTAATTATGTTCGGTATAAGCTCATTTGCCCAGTCTCCTTTCGCTTCTTTGGCGGGGAATAGCTACAACCTACAGACTGATGAGTCTTTTACTTTAACAGACCAATTTGCGGGGCCTGCAAACTTTAGCGGCATTGCATTTGAGTCGTTTACCCTATCTACAGATGACAGCCCCGTATTTGAGTTTTATGTATTTAGCAATGACACTATATCTTTATTGGATGCTGCAAACGGCGCTTGGAATACATCTGCCCAGTCTAGTGAAACAATAACCTTAACCGACACCCCAGAAGGTGCATGGAATACATCGGCTACCCAAGAAGAAACTATAGACCTAACAGAAGCAATTAGTACTCAAGTAGCCTTTTATGCAGATAGCTCCGAGACCGCAAACCTTACAGAAACCCAGTCTACTCAGGTAGTATTTACAACAACCACGGCTGAAAACGTTACTTTAACTACTGTAGAATTAGGCCCACAAGGCTTTGCGGTAAACACAGAAGATACTGTAACCCTAACTGACCTATATTCCTCAACCGCTAATTTTGCTGGCGATGTAGTAGATTCTGTTGATATTACAGATGAGGCTCCGGGTCAATTCCAGTTCTTTGTAGCTAGCGACGAAACTGTAACTTTGTTGGATACCTATGATGGCATCCGTTCTGCTTTAGGAAACTACACAGATACCGTAACCTTAGTTGATACCGTCAGCGCCCGCTATGACTGGGTAGGGGCTTTGGTTGAATCCTATAGCCTAACCGATACAGAAGCTGCTTCTGCCGCGTTTGCAGGAGTTGTAACCGATTTAATGACCATTTATGAGTCGCTTTTCACCCGTGGTTGGATTACAATCAACGACGGACAAACCCCAAATTGGGCTAATATTGTAACGGCTAATGCCGGAACTTGGACTACTATTAACAATACTGCAAATACAAGTTGGATTAACGTAAACGATTATCAAGGATAGACAACATGCCTAGCACCTATTCAACCTCACTAAAACTCCAGTTAATTGGAACCGGCGAACAAGCGGGTGTTTGGGGGACAACCACCAACTATAACCTAGGAACATTGCTAGAACAGGCAATTACTGGTGTTGTAACCATTCCAATGGGTGATGCAACCTATACGCTGACTAACTTTAACGGTTTGTCGGATGAAGCGCGTAACGCGGTATTAATCCTTAATGGCCCCATTACCTCTCCTCAGTTCCTTGTAGCTCCAGCAGGTCAGCAAAAGGTCTATATTGTTCGTAACCGTACTGGCAATACCGTAACCCTGACTACAGGCACTGGATCTAATATTAGTGTAGCAAATGCTGCCAGTGAAGTACTTTTTACAGACGGCGCCAACGTCTATAGCGCGACTCAGTTTAATTATGTTAGTGGTGATTTAACTGTTACTGGCACAGCTACTGCAAACAACTTAGTAGCTACAAACAACATTACCCTTGGAAAAGACTTATTTGCCAACTCTAGCACAGGGCAATTTTATTTGCCGGTTGGAAATTCTGCTGTTAGAACAACCTCTCCAATTGAAGGTTTAATTCGCTATAACTCTGAATTAGATTTTTATGAAGGTTATTCAAATTCCACTTGGGTTCGGTTCCAAACATATCCACAAGGCGTATATACAATTACTTACATTACTGTAGCTGGCGGTGGTGGCGGTGGTTCTGGCGGCGGCGGTGGTGGTGGTGCGGGTGGTTTAATTGCTAGCAACCGCTCTGTTGACCCCGGAACAGTATTAACTATTATTGTTGGAGCTGGAGGAGCGGCAGCTACTGCTGGATCTCAGTCTTCATTAACTGGAACAGTTACCGCTGTTGGTGGTGGACTAGGTTCAAACGCTTACGGAAATGGTGGCAATGGTGGTTCTGGTGGAGGCGGTGGTAATGGATATTACGGTGGTGGTAGCCCCGGAACTGGAACATCAGGACAAGGTACTAGCGGAGGATCTGCTGCTGGCGTTCCCGGAAACAGCGCAGGCGGTGGCGGTGGTGGTGGTGGACAAAGTGTTGCTGGTTCTAATGGTTTAGGAAATCCATACGCAAACGGTGGTGCTGGTGGTACAGGTTACTACACAACGATTACTGGAACTGCAGAATATTATGCTGGCGGTGGAGGCGGTGGATCTGGTCCAAACGGTGACTCATTAGGTGGCTCTGGTGGCGCTGGAGGCGCTGGCGGTGGTGGTAATGGAGGAACATATCCCGGCGATAATGCTACTGCTGGAACAATTAATACAGGTGGTGGCGGTGGTGGCGGTACAAATGCACAAGGTGGAAAAGCTGGTGGATCTGGTGTAGTAATTCTATCCATTCCAACTGCATACTACTCTGGCGTGTATACAGGCGCTCCAACAATCTTTACTGCTGGCGCTAATACGATTGTGAAGTTTACAGCTTCCGGTACATATACAGCGTAATATGAGACGCAGCTTGAAGGGTGCTATGCACTCTAAGACCATGTGGTTCTCTCTTGCGATGATGGTGTTTGGGGCTGTAGAAATGTATTTTCCGTATCTTGAAAAGAACATACAACCTCAATACTATGGTCCTATCTTTATGACTATTGGCATCATTTGTGCGGTTTTGCGTTTTGCAACAACTTTACCTTTGGACAAAAAATGAACTATCTTATTTATGCCTTAGTGTTAGTACCTATTAACTTAATTGGTACAGTTTTAACTTTCCCTTTAGCCTTCATTATCGGGATTCTATATTCCACCCAAATCGGCTGGTGCAACAACGGTACAGTATGGCAATCAGGCCCACGCCTCTTCTCTTGGTTATCATGGTTCCAAACGCCCGATAACAGCTTAGACGGCGATCAAACCTTCCGCTCCTTACATAACCCTTGCTGGTTTTCAAAAGTCCAATGGCTATGGCGTAATCCGTTCTACGGCTTTGCTGTAAAGTATTTGCATGGTACGGCAGGAATGACTTACGAAGGTAAAGTGGATTGTGGAGCAAACAACCCCGGCACTATTCGTGTCAATGGTCAGGGACTTTGGCAATACAACTCTTACCATAACATTTTTGGCAAAATGGTTTGTATCAATTGCGGTCACAATATTAGAGCGCTTGTTGATCCTGCATATGTAAACGACCCAACAAATAAGGATTTTATAGCTAACTTTCCCGCCACATTCGCTTTTACAATAAGATTTGTATGACAAGCTACTACACTTACGCTCACACTAGAAACGATACTGGCAAGATATTTTATATCGGCAAGGGTAAGGAATCTCGTCATTTAGCCGTTGCTAGAAGGAATGCTCATTGGACAAATATAGCAAACAAGTATGGGTTTCAGGCAGAAATTTTAGCCCACTGGAGTACTGAACAAGAAGCCTTAGACCATGAGATCTTATTGATTTCTTGCTTTAGAGATATGGGATATGACCTTGCCAACTATACTGACGGCGGTGAAGGTCTATCTGGCATTAAACACTCAGAAGAAACAAAACAAAAAATATCTAAAGCTCATCTTGGCAGGCCAAAAGATCCTGTTGCTGTTGCAAAATCTGCTGCAGCGCACAAGGGCATAGTTAACATGAAGGTTCTTGAAAAACTATGGGAATTGAATCGTGGCAGAAAAAGAAGCCAAGAAACTATCGATAAAATGAAAGCCGCTTGGGTTATCAGAAAAGCAAAAAAGGATGCTAACTAATGTTTCCATTACCAATTCTCACTTGGATAAAGATCGGTGCCATTATTGCCGCGCTTGGTTTTGCGTACTATAAAGGCTATAGCGGAGAGCATGATAAGTTCGTGGCGTTCCAAGCACAGGTAGAAGCTCAAGGAAAGATACAAGAAGCCAAGAATGACTCTATCGTTAAACAACAAGACTTAGTAAGTAAAGGAATTAAAAATGACTATGAAAGCAAGCTTGCTGCCGTTCGTAATTATTATGGCGGGTTGCAGCACTCCAGTACCAGTGGCAGTAAATTGCCCAGCATTTCCAACCCCTCCAGCGGAACTAATGAAACCGCCTCCTACTACCAGCTTGCTGAATCCTGTTCTGAAACCACCCTCCAAACCATAGCCCTACAGGATTGGATCTTACAACAAGCAGGAATTAAGTAATGGCAATTGAGCAAGGCAACGCCAAAGAAACTCTCTTAGGCGTTTTAAATTATATTGATAGCCCGTTTAAGTTGGGTGTAGTTCTTTTGTTGGCATTTTTAGGATTTCTTGGCGTATTTATATACCAACATCAAGATGTAATGATTGGCGCTTATGTCAAAAGCAAAGAAAGACCAACCATGAATCCAGATAGATTTGAGCCAGCGGCAAGGTTGATATTGAAATCTACTGGAGCAACGGTAGTAGTTATATTTACTGTAGATACAATCCTTGGAAGGCGCGTGGTAGAAAGGGCTTATCTTGCTGATGGCTCTAGATATAAAGACTTTGATGGTTATGATGTAGGGTTGTTTACCAAGAATATTGCTAACAATAACGATGTGATTCGCTTGATGGCAAACGAGATTCCGTGCGGAGAATACGCCAAAGCGCAGTCTGAAATCGGTCTTTGGTACAAATCTTTGGGTGTTAATTACACTTGCCGCATATCCGTTCCGCCTGACCAAAATCAGTTTATTGGTCAAATTACAGTAGGCTGGAAAGAAAAACCAGTTGATCCAGAAGCTATTCTTCCAATATCAGCATTAATGTTAAGTAGAAAACAATGACAAGCGAACAGTTACAAGAACTTGGTATAGACGCTAAATGGCTACAACCTTTGGAGGATGCCTTTGCTAAATACGACATCAACACACCAGAGCGTCAAGCAGCGTTTATTGGTCAGTGCGCTCATGAGTCTGGTAATTTCAAGACTCTTGAAGAAAACCTTAACTACAAGCCAGAAGCCCTAATGCGTGTTTGGCCTAGCCGCTTCCCAGACCTACCAACTGCCATGAAATATGCGCATAATCCTGAAATGATTGCTAACAAAGTCTATGGCGGTCGTATGGGCAATGGGCCTGAAGAGACTGGTGATGGCTGGAAGTACCACGGGCGCGGCCTTATCCAGCTTACTGGAAAGGAAAACTATGCAAACTGCGGATCTGGTATTGGTGTGGATCTTCTCAGTAATCCTAATCTGCTTAATACTCCTGAATATGCGGCTATGAGCGCGGGCTGGTTTTGGAACCGTAAACAGTTAAACAGCTTGGCAGATGCTGGTGATATAGATACAATGACAAAGCGGATCAATGGCGGACTCATTGGTCTTGATGATCGTAAGGCTAAAATAGCCAAAGCACTATCTGTGTTAGGGTAAACCCGTATGCCATTGCAAAAACTACAACTCCGCCCCGGATTAAACCGAGAAGGTACAGACTACGCCAACGAGGGTGGTTACTACGACGGAGATCATATTCGTTTTCGCTCTGGCTTTCCAGAAAAGATTGGTGGCTGGGTGCGTTTAAGTGCTAACTATTTCTTAGGTATGTGCCGTTCTTTATGGAACTGGACTACATTACAAAACGATAACCTACTTGGAATAGGCACTAACTTAAAATACTACATTGAGAGCGGTGGTGTCTATAACGACATTACTCCTATTACCAGCACAATTAGCTATTCCAATGTTATTTCTACTGGATTCACTACGTTAGTGGGTACTATCAATGCTACAACTACAACCATGCAGTTTGCTAATGTCACTTATTTTCCCCAGAATAACGGGCTAATTAAAATTGATACCGAGCATATTTACTATGCTGCATTGACTTCTAACGTGGCAACAGGCTGTGTTCGTGGTTATAACAATACTACTGCCGCATCTCATACTTTTGGAGCTAACGTAGCCAGCGCTTTCTTTGCGGTTAACGATAACTCCAACGCTATTGATAACCAGTTCTTGATTATTGCTAATGCTACCTCTGTAGGTGGTATTGCTAACGTTACCATTAATGGCGAACATCAGGCACAGAAATATATCTCTACCGGTCCATTCTTTGCTTTAGCATCTACTCCAGACGGCAACTCGGCTAACGCTTCTTTTGCTACATCTCAAGTCATCAATAGCGGTGGTTTGATTACTATCCAGTATGAAGTACCACCCGGCCTTGATGTCTATACCGTAGGTAACGGTTGGGGCGCGGCTCCTTGGGGTTACTACGGATGGGGTAATGCTGCTCCTGTAACAGTAGGACAACAACTTAGATTGTGGACTAATGACAATTATGGTCAAGACTTAGTATTTGCTCCACGTGGCGGTGCTATTTTCTATTGGTCTGCAACAACAGGATTAAGCCAGCGCGGTCAATATCTATCCGATCTAGCTAATAATGTTTCTGCTGGATCTGGACAATGGGTTCCTAAAGTGGTTAGCGAAGTAGTTGCCTCAGATATTCAACGCTTTGTTATTGCTTATGGTGCTAACCCATATGATCCAACCAATAGCAACTCTACATTTGATCCTATGTTGGTACGCTGGTCTGACCAAGAAAACCCATATGAATGGGTGCCTGCTATTACCAATCAGTCTGGTGAATTCCGTCTATCTCACGGTTCTTATATCGTAACAACGATTAATACCCGTCAAGAGATCTTGGTATTGACAGACTCTACGATTTACTCTCAGCAATATCTAGGGCCTCCCTATGTTTGGGGCTTTAACGTATTGATGGATAACATCTCCATCATGGGTCCAAACACCGTTATTACTATTAATAACGTTACATACTGGATGGGCGCTGACAAGTTCTATATGTATTCAGGACGCGTAGAAACCCTTCCTTGCTCATTGCGTCAGTACATCTTTAATGACATTAACAAAGATCAGTCATGGCAAGTCTATGCTGGTGCTAACGAAGGCTATAACGAAGTATGGTGGGTTTATTGTTCAGAAAACAGTACTTTAGTTGACCGTTATGTTATCTATAACTACTTAGACCGTGTATGGTATTACGGTACATTAGTGCGTACTTCTTGGCTTGATTCCAGCTTACGCCAAAGCCCAATGGCTACAGACGTATTTGGCTATGATTTCCAAGCAAACCCATTAGGACGTGTGATTTACCATGAGGTTGGTAATGATGATGCCGCTGGGGATACTACAGTGCCTATTTCTGCCTATGTCCAGTCATCAGACTTTGATATTGGAGACGGTCATAACTTTGGATATGTATGGCGTATGCTGCCAGACGTGAACTTTAATAACTCCAGCGTTGCTAATCCGGCTGTAACAATGTATCTCAAACCACGCCAAAACAGCGGATCTGCATATCAGGTAGCTGACACTACCACCACGACTAGTGCTGACAACTTTACCAATGTACCGCAGTACAATGTACAGCAGTTTACTGGTCAGGTATATACCCGTTTACGCGGTCGTCAGATGGCTTTCCGTATAGCATCAGACGGCTTAGGTGTATCTTGGCAGCTTGGAACCCCACGAATTGATATTAGAAACGATGGTCGCAGATGAGTACTGGTACTACTAAAGCCCCGAACTTACCGATTGCGCCGGTTGAATACAGCCAGCAATATCAGGATCAGCTTAATAACGTCTTGCGTCTGTACTTCTCCCAGCTAGACAATCCGGGCGTATCGGCTATGTCTACCTTTAGAACTGGGAATACCATCTTTTCCGCCCTTAGTTTTAGAGAATCTAATGCTACTGGGGCTACGATAGTTAGCCTACCCACACAGGCCGATTATGCCAACCTGACGGTAGGCTCGGTTTACCTAGATACGTCTAACGCCAATGTTTTGAAAGTAAAGGTTTAAATGATAAACTCTTCAAATATCTACCCCAAAGGGTTCCTATGAGTATATTTGACCTAGCAAATCAGTCGCAGAGTCCATCTATGGGTGGCGCTGGAGGCATTGGTGCGCTTTCTACAGACTCAATTTACCCACTTAGCCGTATGGATAAGACCCAATACGCTACCCCTTTGCAGCTTCCTACCAGCGCAGAAGTCATTAGCTCGGACTATGACCCTAAGACTGATGCCTTTACTGGTATGCCAAATACCCGTTTTGCTCGAGGCGGTATTGCAACATTGCATTATGACGATGGCGGTGAGATTGATCCCATTGCCAGAATGGAAGAGATTAACCGCCCGCAAGAATGGAACCCAGAATCTGGACAAGTAAAACTACAAACGCTAGCTGATCCAAAAGATCCCTACGGCGAAATGAAAAGCATTGATTACACGATCCCTAAAGATCAGATTAAAACATTCATTCCTAATCTTAATCAAGAAACAGGACTTCCTAATGGAAGCGGTGCCTATGTATTAAAAGATGGCTCTACTATCGGTGTAGATCCTATGGGTATCGTATCTGCAGCCACACCCGGCAGAAACGATTACACACTCAACAAAGAAGGCTATTACCAACCAACAGGCGCAAACTTGACATGGGATGGTGGCACTAGCACCCTTACTAAAAAAATCGGTGGAGTTGATGTAATGGTTCCCGGCATCTATCACAAGGGTGGCTATCAGGATGAAAAAGGTAATCTTCGTGTAAATGAAGAGGGCGTTCCTGTTCCATTAGCTCCTAACTATTTAGATAGCGGTGTAGGTAAAAGTGGATTGTCTGATGCTGCTCCATACATTGCTATTGCAGCCCTGACTGCTGCAACAATGGGCGCAGGCGCTGGTGCTGGTGCCGGAATGCTTGGTGGAGAGGCTGCATTTGCTGGTATGGTTCCTGCGTCTGAAACTTTGCTTGGCTCTATGGGTTACTTAGGGTCTGCTGCAGCCCCTACCTTAACAAGTGCAGAAGCATTAGGTAGCACTGCCGGTATCTCTTCTGCTGATTTAGGTCTTACGCCATATATTGCTTCTACTGGTGGGGAAGGTGCTTTAGGCAGCACTGTTGGTCTTTCTACTGCTGACTTAGGTACAACACCTTACATTGCATCTAGTGGAGATATTGCTGGAACCGCTGGAATTTCTTCAGCAGATTTAGGTACAACTCCTTATATTGCCAATCAAGGCGCACCAGTATATGACTTTAGCACTGCATATAACGGTCCATTAAACTATGCCAAAGAGGGTGCCAAAACCCTGACAACAGGTCAAAAATTGGCGGCTCTTTCTTTAGCGTCTGGTGCAATGAAAAGCGGTGGCGGCGGTGGTGGTGGTGGATCTACTGGTCCTAGCTCAACAACAACTACCACTCAAGCTCCTCCTACGCAGAACGTTTCTAGCAATCAGTTCAATCCTGCAATGTCTATGCCTAATATGTTTGCTATGAATCAAGCAGCTCCGGGTACTTATTATCAACCACAGACCTATCGCTATTATGCGCAAGGTGGTGTTGCTGATCTAGGTGGATATGCCGCTGGTGGCAAGTTGTTAAAAGGCGCAGGCGATGGCATGAGTGATAGTATCGTAGCTAATATTGCTGGCAAACAGCCAGCTCGTTTAGCTGATGGAGAATTTGTAGTACCAGCCGATGTAGTAAGTCATTTAGGAAATGGCTCTACTGACGCTGGTGCAAAACATTTATACAGAATGATGGATCGTATTCGTCAAGCCCGCACTGGAAATTCCAAGCAGGGCAAGAGAATTAATCCTAATAAGTTTTTACCTAAAGGATAAGTTATGGGTTTCTTAGACAATCTGTTTGGCTCAAGTGGAGTACCATCTAGCCCAACCTCACAAGGGACGCAGACTTCTACTCCGTCTATTCAGCCTTGGGCGCAACCGTACATTACCAATTATTTAAATCAGGCTCAAAACCTAGCGGCTAACCAGCAGACTCCCGGACTTTTAAACCAGTCTTATGTTGACGCAGGAAGCCTACAGTTACCCGGCGGATTCCAATCTGGAGCTGCTTTAGCTGAAGCTGGTGGTAAAGGCTCATTAAGCACTGCGCCAATGGCTTTGCAGTATGGTCAGCAAGGCGCTCAATACGGCGCACAAGGTACCAAGTACGGTGAGATGGGCGCAGCAATGGGCCAAGTTGCAGCCCGTGCTGGTGATATGTATGCACAGCAAGCTACTAACCCACAAGCTATGCAACAGTACATGTCTCCATACATGCAAAATGTGGTGGACTATCAGAAGCAACAAGCAGTTCGCGACTTTGCTAAACAGACTCCAATGTTGCAAGCACAAGCAGTAGGACAAGGAGCCTATGGTGGTAGTCGTCAAGCAATCGTACAGTCTGAAGCTAACCGTGCTTTAAATAGCCAGTTACAAGGTATTGAGGCTTTAGGACAACAACAGGCTTTTCAGAACGCCCAACAAGCTCAACAGTTTGGTGCAAACCTTGGATTACAAGGACAGCAAGTTGGTATGCAAGGACAGCAATTAGGTTTAGCTGGACTCGGTACTGCAATGCAAGGTCAACAGATTGGTCTGCAAGGTGTTGGTGGCGCACAACAAGGTTACGCTGGTGCTACTCAAGCTGGTGGTACATTGGGCAATATTGCTGCTCAAGAAGCTCAAGCACGTCTTGCTGCTCTCCAGTTGAAGAACCAGTTTGGTATGCAACAACAAATGTGGCCGTACCAACAGGCTCAGTTCCAACAACAGATGATGGCTAACTTGCCATTCCAAAGTACATCTACAACCTCACAAGGTTTCCAAGCTCCTCCTAATACTATCTCTCAGTTGGGCGGTCTTGCTGGTACATTGGGTAGCTTGTACCTGTTATCAGGCAAAGCCGCAGGTGGAACAGTTAAGAGTTATGCAGAAGGCGGTATAGCAGAAGGATTAACTCCGGGATGGGCTGCTGAAGAAGTACGTCCTATGGGTCTAATGGCTAGTGCTGGTATGGGTGCTGGTTGGGATTCACAAGATCCAGCTGCTGCAGGACTTGCTGGATTAGCTCCTGCATGGAATGGTTCTAACGAGGCTTATGTAAATTCACTGTATAAAGATATGCTTGGTAGAGAAGCGGATCAGGGTGGCTATCAGCATAACTTAGATCTATTAAACTCTGGAAAAGTTAGCCAACAAGATTTAGCTGGTGCATTCCGCAACTCAGCAGAAGGACAAAAGATTAATCCTCGTATGCCTCAAGCAATGGGCGCTGGATTAGCTCCGGGATGGAATCAACCTAGCGGTCTAGCAGACATTCGTTTAAATCAATTATTGGGCGCAAGATGAATATTGCACAATTATCAGAACAGTTAAAAGACGTTCCACAAAACCGTCTAGTAGACTATGCTCGTAATCCTAATAGCGTAGTGCCACAGTTCTTAGCGCTAGCTGAGATCCAACGCCGTCAGCATTTACAGAATACACCTCAGCCTCCTGCGGCTACCGTTGCAGAAGATGTGTTGGCTCAAGCTGCTCCTCAGCAGATGCCACCACAGATGGCACCTCAGCAGATGGTTCAACAGTTGCCAGAGAATCAACCCGGCGTAGCTCAGTTGCCTACAGGTATGCCACAAGGCATGGCATCAGGCGGTATCGTAGCGTTTGCAGGCGGTGATCTAGTAGATGATGAAGAAGAATACGACGCTGAAGAGAAACAAGCTAATCGTGATGAAAGTCGTATTAGAAGTTTAATTGCGGGCATGAGAGCAAGAGCTGGAGATGCGGTTGCTGCAGTACCTAGAGCAATTGCTGCCATTCCTAGAGCCGTCCAAGATATTAGGGCTGCTCTCCCAGAGTCATATGAATCTGCCAAGGCAAAAACAGAAACTGGTATCTCTACATTGCAGAAAAAGGGCGCTCATCCATATGAATCTATAGCATTAGATGAAGCTAAGAAGTTTGGTCTTGATGAAAACTTAGTGCGTCATGTTTTGCAAAAGGAAACCGGTGGATTAAAAGATCCATCTATTGCTCGCTCCAAGGCTGGCGCTTATGGTCCTATGCAATTAATGCCCGGAACTGCTAAAGATCTCGGCGTAGATATTATGAATCCAGAACAAAATACCCGTGGTGGTGTTCGCTATCTTGCACAAATGATGGATAAGTTTAAGGATCCAACATTAGCATTAGCTGCCTATAACGCTGGTCCCGGTCGTGTTCAACAAATGCTTAAACGTGGGCTTGGAATTGAATCTCTTAAGCCAGAAACACAGCAATACGTTAAATATGCAGATGGCGGTATTGTTGCTTTTGCTAACAGAGGTTTAGTAGAAGATGATGAATATGGAACCCCATATAATCCATATGCAATGATGGGTGATATTGGTGTAAGTCAGCCAAGCTATCGTGGCGGCATGGATATGGGAGTTGGTCAATTTCTTAAGAGAAAGCTTATGGGAGTAAGAGACGTTCCAGAGCCAATGACTGTCTCTCAACCTTCGGCTAAAGATTTTAGAGATTTTGATCAAGCTGCCGCATTGTTTGAAGCAGAGCAAAGATTGAAACCAACTCCATCTGCATACGTTCCTTTGGAAAGCTATGATCTTGGATTTGGAGCAAATAAATCTCAGCCCGATAGAGAAATAGAACAGGCTGGTCCAAAACGCTTAAGTTACTATGAAGAAGCTGTAGCTCGCATTAATCAAGAGCGCGAAAATCTTAAAGAGCAAGCTAAAACTGATAAGTACTTAGCCATGTTACAGGCTAGCTTAGGAATGATGGCTGGTACATCTCCATACGCTATGGCTAATATTGGTCAGGGTGGTATGCAAGGCGTTGCTGCTTACGCTGCTGCCAAAAAACAACGTGCTGCAGAAGCTTCTTCTCTTGGAAAAGAAGAACTGGCAGTTAAGCGTCTTGAGCAATTGTCCGAATCTGAAAAAGCTGCTTTAGAAGTTGCTGCAGAAGATAAGAGAGCTAGAGCTAAATTAGGTCAAAGCAAATTTGAACAAGAGCAATCTGAATTTGACAGAAGAAGAATTGAAGTTGCTCGTGATGATCTGAAGCAATACTTAGCGCTTCAAGATGCACAATTAAAAGCCCGTTTCCCCATGGGTGAAATGGATCCTAATTATGCAAAGGCTAGGGCTACGATGATGGCAAGCGATCCAATGGTTCAACAATTGCAGAGAGAAGCATTCCCAAGGCAGTATAATTCTCCTGCTGCATCCTCAGCGTCAGGAACAAGACCTCCATTAAGTAGCTTTAACAAATAATTCGGAATCCATATGGCTTTTGATGTAAATGCCGCACTAAGTTCTGGCTATACTCCAGCAGAGGTTGCTGATTATTTAGGGCAACAAAAAGGCTTTGATGCTGAGGCCGCTAGAAAATCTGGTTATACAGACGATGAAATTATTGCGCATCTCTATACGCCAGAGAAGCCAGCCGCTAAAGAAGGTGTTGGTACTTCATTGCGTCGCGGATTTGAGCAAACCGTATCTGCTGGCCAGACTGCATTAGAGTCTGTCACAAAGGGCGGAGAAGAAGCCGCTAGAAGGGCGCAGGAGCGTCAAGCAGACATTCAGCGTAGGTTGGGTGAGGGAGCTAGCTTAGAACGCCTACAACAGGTTTATAAAGAGCAGGGAATACTACCCGCTGCTGGAGAGTTGGTTTCTCAAATTCCCAAGGCCATCGCTGAACAAGCCCCTAATATTGCTGCCACATTAGGTGGCGCTGCTGCAGGTGCTGCCGCTGGATCTGTTGTACCGGGTATTGGTACTTTGATTGGTGGTATTGCGGGTGCAGCTGCTCCATCATTTATTCAGCAATACGGTGGCAACATTCAACGCCAAGCCGAAGCTCAAGCTGCTCAGGGTAAACCCTTAGAAATTAGTCGTGCCGCTGCTGCAGGCACCGCAGTTCCTCAAGCCGCATTAGATGTGGTTGGAACATTGATTCCATTAGGCGGCAACATGGTCACTAAGATATTGGGACCAACCGCAGGAAAATTAATTGGCGCTGGTGGATCTAAGATTGCTGATGAAGCATTACTGACCACTATTGCCAAAGGCACAGCCAAAGGTATTGCTGCCGAAGTTCCTACTGAAATTAGTCAACAAGTTCTAGAAAGAGCGCAAGCTGGTTTATCTTTAACAGATGATGATGCTCTTAGAGAATACGGACAAACTGCATTTGCTACTGCCTTATTAGGACCGATTGGTATTATTGGTCGCGTATCTGACAAGGCACAAGCAGGCCGTGATCTTGCATTGGCTCAACAAAGAGCAGCAGAGACTGGTGAACCGCAACAGGTACCATTGCAGCTAACCTATGATCCAACTGTATCTGGTGTTGGTGGTACGGTAGATTTAACTCCGTTTACTGTATTTCCAGATGGGCGTGTTGCTCCAACAGATGAGGCAGCGTTTCAAGAACAGTTTAAGCGAACATACCCATTAGGTTCTACAGAAGCGTATGCCATTCCCGGCGATAAAGAAGCAATCATGGCTGCTCGCATGGAGGAAGCTCGTAAGTACTCTCCCGCAATGCAAAAGATCAATGCTATCTACAACAAGAAACAACAGGAGATTGCAACTCAGCAAGCTAAAGTAGATGCATTAAAAGCACAGCAATCTGCGTTTACCAATGCCCCTATGGAAGGCGGAGTTATTCGCCCAGCAATTCCAGAAGTATTAGCTGCTGAACAGGCGAAGCTTGCAAGTTATGCTGATACAAAAACTCTTGCGGTAATGAGAAAAAACAAGATTGATTTTTTTGAAGGAATTATTAATGAAAATGGCAAATTTAGCGGCATAAATCCTGCTACCGGAAAAAAAGTTACGTTCAATCCAAACAGCGAAAATGTTGTTGTTAATCCTACCGAAAAAGATATTTTTGAATTTGAGAATCAATTTCTTAAAGATGACATTAAACAAGTTTCAAAACAAATTGGCAAAACTGAAAGAGAAGTTGTTGATGCCAAAGGTGAGTTTAAGGATTGGTTACAAAAGAATAAGATCAGAGAAGATCAAATCTTTGAGATATTACCCAATGTTCCTAAGCCAACTAAGGGCGGCTATAAGATTGGTAAAAAAGCTCAGAACTATTTTGATAAAAAAGGAAGTCCGCTTGATGATCTAACAGCTAGAGCATTAGAAGATGGCATCCTTACTCAAGAAGAGTTTGATGATCCAACTGACGTTGCTGGAGAGCGGGCATTTATAGATAAGGTTAAAGCTTTATACGCAAACGAACAAGTTGTTACGGCTGCCAATAAAGATGCTATTGCAGAAGTTGAAGCTTTATACAATCAAAAAGATCAACTAGAAGAAGAGAAACAAAATCGTGAAGCACAGTTGGCCGCTTTTGCTAGAGAAGAAATACCGTCAGTTCCAACAATTGAAGAACGGGCGCCAATAGAGGCTGAAGAATCTATCAAGGCTGCAGAAACTTTTAAAGGTGCGCCAGAAAAAGAGCCTCCAGCACCATACAGATATGAAATTAAAACGCCATATTCAGACAAGTTTGTAGCTGATGGCAAGAAGCTTGCTGCAGATGCTCGTAAAGCATTAGATCGCATGGGCCTACAAAACGTTGGATTAAAGTTTGAGGAGCAGTTGGTCCGTACTTTAGAAGGTAAAACAGATGAGATTAGCGGTGCTTACTTTGATAACTTAATCCGTGTATCACTATCTAGTTCAGATCCTATCCGTACTTTAAACCATGAAGCCCTTCACGCTATGAAGGATTTAGGTATGTTCTCTCCTAAAGAGTGGGCAACCTTAGAAAGCATGGCTAAGTCCAAATGGATGAAACAATACGATATTGCTAACCCAAAAAATTACGGCAACGAATCTCAAAAAATCCAGCTAGAAGAAGCTATTGCTCACGCATTTGCTGATTACCAAAAGCAAACGCCAATGGTTAAAGGACTGGCTAACCGTGTACGCAAGTTCCTTGGTCAGCTACGTAATCTGCTTATGGGTAAAGGATTCCGCACTGCTGATTCTGTATTTGAACGTGCAGCAGAAGGTAAGTTGACGCCAACTAAGGCTCCTACGGTTACAGAAACTCGCGCACAAGTACCAACTCGTGAGAAGTTTAAAGCTCCTATGCAGGGTGTAGATCCTGCCTATGCAGAAAAGTTACGTCAGCAATTTACTCAAGAACAAGCTACTGTCAAAGAGCGCATGGAAGGCCTAAAGAAAAACTTCTTTGAGCGCATGATGATTGGTATGTTTGATGAGTTTAGAACTATCAAGAAATACGATCCAACCGCTTATATGATGGCTCGCTTATCTAAGTCTATTGACGGAGGACTACAGGGGTTGCTGGAATATGGTCAAGTTTATATTCGTGATGGCGCATTAGACATTAAACCTAACACTAAAGGTCTTTTAAAAATTCTTGAGCCAGTTGGATCTGAAGTAGACCAGTACCAAAGCTGGAAAGCTTTAAGCCGTGATGCTAATCTTCCTGCAAATAAGCGTTCATTCCCAGCGGACTTGGTGGCTGGTAGAAATCAATTAGTGCAAGGCACCTTAAACGGTCAATCACGCAAAGCAGTTTATGAGAAAGCTCTAAGCGAAGAGAATGAGTTAAATAGGTCTGTTCTTAATGTTGCATTGCAGACTGGTTTAATAGGAACCACTAAACAAGAAATAGAGAAAATTAAAAATAGCAAGTTATCGAACTCGGAAAAGAAAACAAAAATTAAAGAGCTTGAAGACAACCCAGTTGGATACGAAAAGTTTGCAAATGATATTTATTACATTCCGTTTTATAAACAAATGGAAGATGGTGACGTGCAGTCCGTTAGTGCAGCAGCCAAGTTAACTGGTCAACAGTTTAGCAAAGCATTAAAAGGTGGCGAAAAGAAAGTTAACGACTTAATGGAGAACGTTCTTCTCAACTGGTCTCATATTCTATCTGCTGCCATGAAAAACCAAGCAGCCGTTAAAACAATTGATGCCGCCCAAAGAATGGGCGCCGCTCAAGAAGCTAAACCTATGGATGGCAAGTATCCAAAAGATTCCGTTAAGGTAATGAAAGACGGCAAGGTAGTTCACTACGAGCTATCAGACCCAGATCTAGTAGATGCTATTTCCACAATTTCTTATCTTGGCCCTAAGTCTCAGTTTTTAGATATTGCCAAAGGATTTACTAATGCATTGAGATACGGGATTACCCTTAGCCCAGCATACAAAGTACGCAACTTAATCCGCGATTCAATTCAGTCTGCCGCTATTTCTGAGCTTGGTCCTAATATGTTTAGCAACGTATACAACGGATTGTCAATGAGTAAGGATGGTCATCCTACATTCATGGCTGCATTAGCTGGCGGTGGTATTTTTGAAATGGGTACTGCCCATGAAGGCAATCAAGCTAAATTAATCAAGCGTCTAGTAGATAAAGGTGTAAATGCTAACCATATCCTTGATACACCAGACAAGATTAAGGGTAAGCTACAAGATGCATTGGATTGGTATAACGAGCAAGGTAACAAGTTTGAAAACGCCAACCGTCTAGCCCTATACCAGAAGCTAATTGACAGCGGTAAGACCCACTTAGAAGCCTCCTATGCAGCTCGTGATTTAATGGACTTCTCTATGCAAGGTCAGTTCCGTGCCATTAAGGTCATTGGCTCTGTAGTGCCATTCTTTAACGCCCGCTTACAAGGTCTGTACAAGCTAGGCCGTGATGGTATTACCCCAACATACCGTGTTATCTGCAACGCAACCACCGGTAAACCTATAGACGTTAGCGATAAACAAAAAGCTATGCGCTTTGCCACTATCTCTGGCGCTGTAATGCTTGCCTCATTGTCCTTGTACTCCATGTACAAAGATGACGAAGACTTCAAGCGCCGTGAAGACTGGGATCGTGATAACTTCTGGTGGTTCAAGATTGGCGATACTGCATACCGTATTCCTAAGCCGTTTGAAATTGGCGCATTAGGAACTATTGCAGAGCGTACCTATGAGCAGATGGCTGATGAAGGCGTAGAGGGTAAAGTATTCTTTGATCGTCTAAATCATATTCTGATGGATACATTCTCTTTGAATCCAACTCCACAGATGGTTAAGCCTTTAATTGATTTGTATGCCAATAAGGATAGCTTTACCAGCGCTCCAATTGAATCTGCTGGTATGCAGAACTTATCGAAACAAGAGCGCATTAATAACAATACTAGCGGCTTGGCAATTGCATTAGGTGGCATATCTGAAGGTGCAGCCAAGATCCTGACATTTAATCCACAGGCTCAAGGCTTCTCTCCTGTGCAAGTAGATTACGGTATTAAAGCTTATTTTGGCTGGTTGGGTGCTACCGCTGCATCAACCGCTGATCTAGCAGTAGAGCCGTTCTCTGAGGGAACTAAGGTTCGTAAACCAGTTATTGATACCTTAGCTATGGGATTCATTAAAACCGAGCCAGAAATTCAATCTAAGTATATGACTCAGTTCTATCAGAATAATGCCAACTTACAATCCGCATTAGCAGATATGCGTCATTATGCAGAGCTAGGAGATTCTGAGAAGGTTCAGAAGATTATGGCAGAGAAGGGTAATGATATTGCTTTGGCTAAGATGTACGATAAAACCAGCAAACAATTGGCTGAATTGCGCAAGCAGTCTCGTTTAATTGAGAATAATCAAACTATCCCTGCGGAAGAGCGCCGGGCTGAAATTGTTCGATTAAAGATATTAATGTCTACTCTTGCAGAGCAAACAGAATCAATGAGAAAGCAATTGAATAAATAGGGATATTCCCTTAAAAATCAAACAAATGTAGTGCATTCTTAAAATACTTATGGTAAAACCTCTGTAACCATAAGAGAGGAGCTTTAATTGAATAACTATTATTTAACAGATGATCAGTTTATTGAACAGTGGAATAAGTTAGGTAGCCCTCAGATCTTTTCAGAAAAGCACGGGATGTCTGTTAGATCGGTATATAACCGGCGCAGAGTAATAGAAACTAAATTAAAGATAACCCTTCCTACATTTAATGACTCTCGTTACAACCCATTAACTAAATTACAACAAACCCCCGGTCATGCCCGCCGTGGAATCACAATGGAAAAGGGTAGAGTAGTAGTCTTTTCAGACGCTCACTTCTGGCCTGATGATGTAAGCACCTCATACAAAGCCCTCCTTTTAATCATTAAAGAATTTAAACCTAAAGTCATCGTAGCTAACGGTGATATGTTTGATGGCTCACAAGCAAGCCGCCATGCCCGTATTGGCTGGGAGAAGACCCCAACAGTCAAAGAAGAATTAGAAGCCTGCCAAGAGATGATGGCTGGCATTGAGGCGGTATCTGGTGGAGCAGAGCTTATCTGGACACTAGGAAACCATGATGCCCGCTTTGAGACCTTTCTATCAGCCCAAATGGGAACCTATGAGGGCGTAGCAGGGTTTACCCTTAAAGACCATTTTCCTATGTGGAAACCATGCTGGTCATTTTGGGTGAATGAAGATACCTGTATTAAGCACCGCTGGAAGGGTGGATTTGGAGCAGGCCGCGCCAATGCCCTTAATTCAGGCGTAAACATCGTTACAGGCCACACACACAATTTGGCAGTGCAACCCATTACCGACTACAACGGAACGCGCTATGGCGTCCAAACGGGCTGCCTAGCGAACATTCATGGTGAACAGTTTATGGCCTATACTGAGGATAACCCTAAAGACTGGCGGGAAGGCTTTGCCCTGTTATCATTTGAGGAGGGCAGATTAATGCTTCCTGAGCTAATACAAGTATGTGGAGAAGATCGGTTTGAATTTAGGGGCTGCATAAATAAGGTATGAAATTAACACCAGCGATTCTTCGGAATTTGTACAGTGCCATTTACTGTATGAAGCCGTTTGCTCGCTGGCCTATGCCCCTGCCAGAAGAGATTAACTTTGTAGTAGACCAAGATCCTGAAGTAATGGGTACTTATTATTACGATGATGGCGGTGATCACGAACACACCATTACTATTTCCGATAAAAAATGCGGTCACTTATCAACAGTCATTCGGGTTCTTTGCCATGAGTGCGTTCATATGAGCAGATGGAAAACGCATCGTTGGACGCACCACGACCAAGAGTTTCGGCGCCGCACCAAAGTAATATCTGATGAGCTAGGGTTTGACCCCTTAGAGTTGTAGTACACTAATTTTGAGAGGTGGATTGGAAAAGTCCTAACACCTTTAAATATTAAGTACGTACAAGAGTTCTTCGCGTCCCCTCTCACTTATTAAAGAGTTTGCTATTCTGGATCTTGTCCTGTAGGGTCTGCTCCGAGCTATCCCATAGTTCCATTTCGGTAATACCATAGTGTTTTTCAAATCGTTTATGCCCAAGTCCATGAACACCGGTATCGCCTCGGTGATGCTCTCTGCAGAGTGGAATAACTTTACAGTTATCTCGCTTGCCTCCAAACCGCCGTATATGATGTATCTCCGCAGGTGTCTCCCCGTAGGAGAGATGTCTGCAAAGTATGCAGCCGAGGTCTGCAAGACTCGAAAAATATTTGCGTTGATCATTGGACATCAATCATCTTTCGGATACACTCCCCGGCTATGTCTATAGGTGTAATGGCTTTAGGTTCTATGCTGGCAACATAGTTACTAGCTATGTGCCAACCTTCAGATGAATCTTTAATTAACAATCCTTGGTTCAATAACGCTTTAGCATGGGCGCCTACTGACGCCCTGCTCAATCCAACATTAATATCAACGGACATCACTCCGGGGTTCTGAGCTATGAACTGTAATATCGCCGATTTTTTGTCCATTTGTATAAAGCAGGTATGACCCGTCCGGTAAAATTTTAAACTCCGGCATAGGTACTCCAGCCGCTTTCAGGCTAAGTATAACCTCTTCTAGCTCTTCGTTTGTCATAGCGAATTCCTAGATGGTTGGCGGCCTGCTGGCTGACGGAATTGCTCCAAAGGATATGACCGTAGATCATTATCATTCCACAGAATAAATACTCTATTGCCCTCAGATGTCCAGCAACCTAGCAAAGATTGCCCGCTACTAATATAGCTATAAGCCACAAAAGTATTCTGCATCTTGCTACATTTGGCGTCCGTCAACGCTATCGTTCCGCCACCCTGATTCACCATCTCAGCTACTACGGCTGCGCTTGCGTTTAGGGACAATATCAACAATGCCGCCAGTAACAGTCTTTTCATTTTCTAATTCTTCCATAAGTTCGTCTGCCAGTTTGACTGCTCCGGCTGGGTTTCCACAATTTACTAAAGCAAAACAAGCAGCTAAGAAGCGCATGTACTCTCGGTCTTTATTTTCCATTTTCTTCTAACATATGAATTTGCTCAATTAACATTTCAGACAAGGGTTTACCCTTAATAGAAATCATCTCTGCTTCCTTGGTTTCTTGGATGACTTTGCAGGCATCACGCAGTCCTTTGTTATACCCACTGGTAAAGGTGTCGTTCTTTTCCAGCGCCATGATTAATGCGTCTCGGATAAAGGCAGAGGCCTTACGGGTCTTTGCCATCTCCTTGAGTTGATTAATCTGCTTACGCGGCAAATACAGACTATAGGGTACTAAGTTATCGTCAGTCATTTTTCCATTCCTTGTATTCAGCATAGATCAGCTTTAACGCCCCCTGTGCCTCCATGTTTGTTTTAAGTTCAGACCTAGATCCTATGTTTAAATAAGCCTTTATCCACTCAACACAAGCGTCCTCGTTGGTTTCAAACAACAAGCCCTGCTCGTATAGATAATCCCAAAACTTCCTATCCCTACAAAGCATACCAGCCAGCTTAACCATCTGACCGCCAGCATACTCATCACGGTTCAGAGGCTTTTCCTCATCCCCCAAGCGAACCATAACCACCATGTACCTAGCACCTACAAAGTCCCGTAGAATCTCATCAGGACTTTCGTCCGGATGGATTGCTAGAGTAAGTACATGGCCGTCCTTAGTCTGCTTGAGAGCTATCTTTTTAGCTTCAAACTGACTAGTCTCCATTAATATGATCCTGTCAACACAAGCTTTACACGTTGCCAAAAAGTAAGCAAAGACACTGGCTTAGAGTTTGCTTCCATATTTTCAAACAATTTCTTGTAAGAATCTGCTTCTTTAATCTGAGCGGCTAAAGCTTCTTGAAGACGCATACATAATTGCTGCCAGTCCACTGGTTTTTGAGGAGTTGGAAATGGAACTTTGTTCTTAGATCCCACAGGACGACCACGTTTTTTAGTTGCCGTTTTAGCAACGACTGTTGCCTTTTTGATTACTCCCATGGATCTTTCTCCTGTGATTTAGGTGCTGGTGCAGCATCAGGTTTAACAAATGTATCAATAGCCAATGAAACAAATCGAGTGCCAGTCTTAGACTCTCGTTTCCAGCCCGATAACTTAATCTCAATCAGATCTTCATCGTGCTTGTCCATCAGATCCCGTAGATAAGAACGGTCAATCTTGACGCTACCAAAGAAGTCTGGTGACTTATCAGACTTACGAACTGTTGACGGGAACAGTGACCCTTTGTTTGGATATTCCATGTATTACTCCTGTGTTATATGTTGATTAGCGTGAAATTTTTCGTCTGAAAGTTTTGTATGATCTGGGTATACAAGCTGAACAACGCACCAGCCACCGCCTCTTGGACTATCCTTTGACATTGTTTCGTAGCGCATGATGGCCGCTTCTTTTGATGAATAAGCACCGTCATAAATACCAGTTGCCGTGTCCCAAATAATATAGTTTCCTACCATTTTTTACTCCTTAGTTAAAGACTTCTTAGTTGCGGTAAATTTAGCCATCATGTCTGAGTAGGCTTGCTCATTCATCTCTTTGGCTTTATCAAATGTCGATCTATTGACTTTGAATATATTGGCTACATCATCAGGTGATGTGGCTAGTTGAAGCATGGCATCAAGGCCAACCTGCAATGACTCAATAAAGTCATCTCCAATAGGTTTTAATGTCCATTCTCCGGGCAGCGCTACCTTGACTGGTGCCTTGGTAGGTGCTTCTTTTTTGGGTGGCGAGACAACCTTCGGTTCTTGTTGAGTAACCGTGTTTATCTTGACATCTATTCCTAGGTCTGGAGGGACATCTTCGCCGTTGTAAATGTATAACCCGATTCCATGTAGAGCAATTGCCTTAGCCAAGCAGCGTTGCATAGCCGTGTTAACTGCCCATGAATCAGGGTTGGATATAGATTTATTCTTGTAGTCCATAACAGGCAATTGAGCGGTTCTAGCAACATCGTTAGACACCACGGTACAAAAAACCATGACCGTATCATTTGCCCAAATCTTGGGTTCAGAATAAAACCAATACGCTTTTGGATCAGCCAGTAACAATTGATCCACAGCATACGACCAAGAGAGATAAGTTAATCCATTCTTTTTCTCTGTATATTTTGATACATCAATACTTCTTAGATCTTTATAATCCATTACTTCATTTCCTCTTTGGTTGCTACTTCTATTAACTTCTGTGTGTAATGCAATACTTTACGCAAGTCATCTATGCCACCCTTCTCTTTCCAGCGGGAAATGTATTTCACAACATTCCCCTCTAGGTATCCAAGGTTATTGGCAACAATGTAATCCCAAGGCTGTATTGCTTTACCTTTGTAATGGCTACCACCTACTTGGCTATCATTCGCTGACATTTCTTTGCACCTGATGTGACTTATGAAGAACCCACTTATCGCCCATTTCTTTAATGCACTTTTTAATGGCCTCTTCATTACGCGCCCGCATTGCCTCAATCTCTGCATCAGACATACGGCCATGGTAGATAGAGTCACTAACTGGTTCCCAAGTCTTAGATTGACCAATAAACTCACGCTCAAAAGCTTTTAACATTTGGTTAAACATACTTCCTCCTAGATTTTCTTTTTAACACTACCGTCATCATTCAAATAAACCAAACCATCTTCTGTTTCCACAGATATTTCTGGATGACAGTTGCATGCCTTGCCTTTGTTAATTTTGCACCAACTATCATGTGCAACTTGTGGCATAAGCAATCCACCTTTGATAGTGCCTTTTTCAACTGCAGCCATAATGGTTGCCATATAATCGCTCATAGCAATCTCCTTATAACTTTGAAGTTCTAGTGAAATAAGAACCAAGTTTGGCTCTAATTAAAGGCACATCATCCCAATAAGCAGTAGTCTTGGTTTCAAGGAATGGCTTAACCCGTAGTGTACGAATAATAAATTCTTTGCTAACCACGATTCCAAGCTCTTCGCTTAACTGACCAGTTACGATTGGTGTATGTTTACTTTCTTTACGTCTTTGCATTTTTACTTCTCCTCTGTTAAATAAGATTTGTACTGCTCACACCATTGACTAACCTGACAGTAGTTAGCACAACGGGTTCTTTCACCGAGTCTGGTCTCTATAAAATACCCTTTGCCAGCTTTCTCTAGTTCTTCCTTGGCCTCTTCATTAGAAGCACAAACAATCTTTGCCCTTACTCCGCCTTCTTTTTTGACGGCGTAGGTTGTTGGCTTTTCCCAGCAGTCTTCGGGCGTACACGGCGGTATATCTGCTCCCGTTTCCATAGCGAATAATGCTTCGGAGTGGGCATGAATGCGGTCACGCACATATTCTTCACGTCTTTGCATACTCCACAAAGGAATATCAATGACCGCCACAGGAGCTGCAGGATATCCAGCACGAGTATTAGAATCACGCCTATTCCAGTCGCGGATAATAGCCACAATCTTGAGAGCAGTGACGGGCGTTTTCTTGACCGCCTCGACCAACCAAGCATAAATGTTAAGTTGCTCTTCCCATTCCTTTTTCTCATTCATCACTCCGTAGACGCCTACCGTCTTGTAATCGTTAATCTCTATACCGTCTGGATGAATGATCTGTAGATCAATTGCACCGGAGATATTCCAACCATCCATCTCAGCATGGAGGCGCTCTTCTACTAAATGGTTATCATCACCGCCTTGTTCAAGAATGTGATGGACTGCGCTGCCAAACAAAGACCACACCATATCGGATGCATCAGACTCCAGCTCATCCAAGTGTTGCTTGCGTAACACCACGATCTGCGGGCTATTGAGCAGCTCGGTTGCAGATAGATGTGCTTTACCTTTGCTGTAGGTAGGGCGCTCTAATGCGTTGACGATAGTCTGTGGCAGACCAAACTTGTTAGTTATTTTCATTTGTTTTTATCCAACCAACATTTCAGATCAATCAACGCAATAATCAAGTCATTGCACTTGTCCCAAGCTTTAGGAAAGTCACGCTGTTGCAATAGTTTGCTAAGTTCCTTCTCGCCTGTTTTAAGTTCAAGTATAGTTTCTGAATAGTCAATCATCATTTCCTCTTATTTGCTGTATGCCCGGCGGTTGCCGTTGTTATCGTAATAGTTTCTTGTACCGCTTGGAGTTATTGTTTCATAGCCAACACGGTTGCCGCTATTATCGTAAACCCCAGTATTGGAGTTGTAATTAAACTCACTGTTTTTCCAGTTGTATTGAGAATTGCTCCAGTTTGCTGAACTGTTTTCGTAGTTGTATTCCGAGTTCTTCCAGTTGTACGGTGAGTTCTCCCAGCTCGTCACACTCTGGGCATTCAACGACATAGAAGTAATACAGAAAGCTCCCGCTAAAATCTTCTTCATTTATTTTCCTCATCTTAAATAGTTAATCATTCCGGCCAAATAGAATGCTACTGCTACTGCTTCAACTAAGAACAACGGTATATCTCTTTGGATAATTCCCGCTATTGTCCACAGTGTACTACCAATAATACTAAGCACGATATTTAATGGATAAATATTAAAGCTTGTAAGAAAAATACCACACAAGCATAGTATCGTGCCTAGCCATTTGATCATGGTTGTCTTGGTAACTGTCCACTAAAGTTATAGGTTCCAGTATGACTAAAGCTGGCCCAAGGAGCGCACCATACTCTGAATCCAGCCTGACGTGCAATCTTACAGAAGTGATAGTCTTCTGACAGTAAGCGGTTACTTTCTTCATCAATGCTAGTAGCAAAGTATTCTTTAATCACTTTGATTTCACGAACTGTATCTACTGCGTGGTACATATCGTTGGTATAAGAAGGAAC